TCTATTGCACCCTGTACCAAGGCACCACTGGTGGGTACATTGGTCGCAAACTTGATGCTGGACATTTCCACATGACCCGGTGGCAATGCACCACCGGTGCCGATGTTTGCACCAGTCTGTTGAAGACTGTCTGTGGTTCTAAACATGTAATCGGGCAGTGTTTCAACTCCCCAGTAAGTGGGATTACTAATAGCTTCACCAATTGGCACATCAGCAATACTTCTGTAGTATAGGCCGCCATCTACTACCAACACACCCGAGTCATAGCCAATGGTAGTGGTCCAAGGTTGAACATTGAAACTGATAATTGTGCTGTCTGATCCTTCGCCGTAGAGTTTGCAATAAGGCGGAATCAACAATGTGTCTGTGATAATATATGTGCCAGCCGGGAAGAAAATGCTTCGGCGTATCAAGGGGTTGATGTCTTGACAAAAAATTTGATCTAATGCACGGTTGATGTCAGCAGTGACATCTGTAATACCATCTCCGGTGGCGCCAAAATCTGTAATCACAGCATAACTGTCTAGTCTGCTTTGTAGACTTTGACTAACCGGGGTACCTGCTGTGGAGCCTGTTTGCACAGTGTAGCCTGCGGCTTCACCTTTGTAGGTGTATTCTGTGGCATAGTTCAAGATGTCAGAAAATTCAGTAAGAACTTCTGTGTTACCAATAATAGGTGCACCTTCGGCCAAGGTACCGTTACCAATAAAAAGTTGACGGGTGTCAGTTGCCCAGCCCAGTTCTGCGCTGGCTAATGGCTCGGGTAGATCATTAAATAAACCCTTGCGTTGTGTGATTCGTGATATTTGTACAATTGCCACAGTGATTGTCCTTTGGATATCACATATTTAGCATGTAGTACTGTTCGACCTTTTTCCACCATAGGGTACGATATTTCTCAAATTCTGCGCCTTCCAGCACAAATTCCTGGTAAACTGGCTTTCCTACGATATTATGTTGCTCATCCAAGTCAGGTTTAACGCACATCAAAATTACACCTTTACGTATTTTTGTACCATGTAATTCGTTGTGTGCTTCTGCATAGGCGCATAGTTGTACAAAATAATCGTCAATCCACTCACGCTTTTTGGGCTTGTTGGTTTGTTTGTAGTCTAGGATAGCCTCTTCGTTTAGATGCATGCCTGCACCATCTGTTGTGCCTGCGTATACACCGGGGAAATACAACGGAACTTCAATTCCCCAAAATTCATCAACGTTTTTGAGTCCGTCCTTGATCACAGTTTCTGCCATGATATGACTGGGCCAAGAGAAAGGGTTAGATCCACGCGGTGGAACAGCACCTTCCTTGATATAACGTTCTAGATACGTGTGCATGCGTGTGCCACGGTTGGCTGCTTCGGTTGTGATTTGTTGTGCTTTGGCTTCGCCTACTGATCGGCGCCAGTTGTGCAATGCCGCCTTGCTGGCTTCGCTTTTGGTCCGGTCAAGGATTGTAGTTACACTTGGCAGATTTTGTCCATCTGGTGTAGCATAGTAACGCTTGCCCTCTATTGTAACTCTGGGAATAGGCTGGTAATCAAATTTTGGATTATACATAATTATAGTCAATTATAGACTATTATAGTCCAGTTGTCAACTATATTCGAAAACTTTCTCCGCAACCGCAACGATCACGTTCATTGGGATTAGAGAATTCAAAGCCTTCGTTGAGACCCTGGCGCACATAGTCCACTGTCATGTTTTGAAGATACACGTTGTCTTTTTGATTTACCAGCACAACAAACTCAGGTTGTGCATAATTGATAACATACTGTTCTGATGTGTATTCCTTGACATACTCTAACACATAAGCAAGCCCGGAGCAACCTGTGGTCTTGACCCCAAGGCGAATACCAGCATAGTTTTTGGTTGTAACTAACTTTTGTATTTTGTTTCGTGCTGTGTCAGTGAACGAGATCATGCTTCTTGCGATAGTCTGCTACTGCGGCCTTGATGGCGTCTTCTGCAAGGATGGAGCAGTGGATTTTGACTGGTGGGAGAGCAAGTTCTTCAGCAATTTGGCTATTTCGTATGGATCCTGCTTCTTCAAGTGTTCGACCTTTGACCCATTCCGTAACGAGGCTAGAACTCGCGATTGCACTTCCGCATCCGTATGTTTTGAATCTTGCATCTGTGATAATCCCATCAGTTACTTTTATCTGTAACTTCATAACGTCACCGCAAGCAGGCGCACCAACCATGCCGGTGCCAACGGTATCGTCAATTTCAAATTTACCCACGTTGCGTGGATTTTCATAGTGATCTACAACTTTTTCTGAGTATGCCATATTAGTAGTTACAAGTTCTAGATCTAGTCACAGTGCCGTCCCAGTTTCGAGTTTCGATCCAAGGGCTACACTGTTGGCGTTGATATTCAACCACTTGAGGTTGTACAACCACAGGACGTTCAACGTACACTGTTTGTGGCTGTGTGTAAACCACTCGAGGAGGAGCATCAACCTGGTTGAGCCTTTGGAAAGCCCATAATGCTGCCATGCCTGCTAGTGCACCTTGTTCACGGTCGCCCCAGGCCAATGCATTGGTACTGGCCAACGCACTCATCAAAACAAAAATTACAGCTTTTTTCATAATACACCTCCTATAGTTAAGTATACTATATTTAACGTTTTGTGTCAACCTTTGGTTGACTGATTTGGTTAGACGCCGCGGTCTTTGTTCATGGCCGATTTGGCAGCTGACGCCACAATGTCTTGAGCTTTGTTTACTGGCATGGCAACATTGGGTTGTCCTGCACCTTTGAACATCAATATGCCTGTGTTTGGATCCATGGGTTCCAACAAGTTGCTGAGTGGCTCTTGACTCACAACATCGGCTAGATTTTGGGCAGTGACATTGATGTCCAAATCGTTGGCCAATTTGATAAATGCATCTTGACTGATTTCTTTCTTGGCATTGGTATCATTGGCACGGCCATTAAGGAACTGTACCAGTCCTGACAGTTGCGCTGGATTAGGCAAAGGCGCCATCCCCATGCTACTGTCAACTTCAAATATTTTCATTATCTCTTGGCGCGGCCTAGAGCGGCAGCAGGAGGTTCGGCACCAGCGTCGGCGGCTGCGGCATCCAATGCGGCATCTGCACCCATGTCAGCACCAGCTTCGGCACCCATAGCGCCAGCGGCGGCCATGTCGCCACCTGCGGCAGCCATGTCGCCTGCGCCTGCTGCAATGTCAGCGCCCATGGCGCCAGCGGCTGCGGCACCAGCAGGAGCAGCACCAGTTACTACATTCAACGCGGCGTCAAGTTGTTGCTTGGCACCTTGAATATTTTGTAACAAACCTGTTAGTGCGGCTGTAGCATCTGCATTAAATTGTGCGGCTTGGTCAATACCAACCTGGTTCTTGATTGAGTCCACTAGAGCTGGCAATTCTTTGAACTGCAATTCACTCACGTCTTCCAACATGCTTTGCATTTTGTCAACCATGTCTTGTGCGGCCAACACCACTTGAGCTTGTTGAATTTCGCTTTCGTTCAGTCGGCGTGCCATTCTACGGAAGCGGCTTTCAGCTTGCATCATTGCGGCGCCAGCTACTAGTTTTTGTTCTTCAGGATTTAATGTTTGACCAGCTGAACTCTTTTTAAGTGCGGCGGCCAATTTAGGATCTTTAGCAACTGCACCAGCCACAGCAGGCGTACCACCAGCAACAGCGGCTTGTGGAGTTGCAGGTGCAGTACCGGGTGCAGGAGGAATGACGTTTTCTTGCAAGCGACTAGACAGTGCCTGTTCCATCATTACCAATTGCAGATAACGTGGATCTTGCTCACTGCTGTGACGTGCAGAAGTCTTGCGGTGCTCGCCCAAGATCCCACGTACTTTGCCCAACATTGCTCGAGTTTGACCACGTGTTAATTGGTCAAAGCTAATGCGGTTACCAAAGTAACTTTCGAATACTTTGGCTATTTGCTTACTTGGCGTCGGAGCCGATAGTTCTTGCAGTTTCATTATTGAATCCCTTAATTTGCATATATTTAGCCTGATTTACACATTTCTCTAGTTCGGCCGTGACTGAGTTGTACTGGTCTATTTTGGGTTGCAGTTTCATGTTTATGATTTCATAAAATGATTCTGTTCTCCCGCGCTCGCCAATGGCTTGTCGGCAGTATATATCTGCCGCTAGTGCTTGTTTTTTACGATCCAGCACCAGTATCTGGTTGGATAGATTGTACTGTTGTTTATGATCTGTTGTACACCAACTCATTGCTGTTTTTTTTGTGCTGAACGAATGAATAGCTTTGTCCCAGGTACTGACTTGAAATCTGGTGCCCTGCGGCTGTATACGATATCTTCCAAAAACCACAAGCGACCCAGTACCATCATCTATTATGATACTATCGATATTGCGTTTGAGCTCGCGTTCGGCCCAGGCATCTAGTTTTTGTTCTTGGCTCATTTGAATACGTAGTGAGTAAGCAACCAGCCTACTGTGGCTGTTAAAAATCCAATTACACCAATACCCCAGCCGATCAGCTGATTGTTACGTTGTTCGCTCATTTGATGCACCATGCCATGTACTACCTTGACGTCTGCTTTGATCTCATCAATGCACACAATCATGGAATCTAATTGTAGTTCCAGAGCTCGGTAACGTTCTGCACACAGTTCAACGTGCGCTTCAAGACTTTTCTTTTCAATATCAGTTGTGTCGGCCATGATTACTCCAATGCATTATTTACCGTAATGAACCAAATGTTTTGATTGTCACCCGATGTGGCAATAGTGGGAGTCATGCTGGGTTGTTCAGTAAGATTCAGCATCATTGGAACTCCTTCACAATCTTGTTTGAGTCCGGCCAATGGATCTGCATTGCCATGCATTGCAAACACACCTTCTGATTCAGATCTAAATTCAAACTCCCATACAGAGTCTTTTTTAACAGGTACAGAGAGATCAATGGGTTGTGTTCGCAAACTTATAATTTGCAAGAGTGTTTCCCAATTGCGTTGCTGATTACGCGAATGATTCCAGGCGGGTTGATTGCGTACAGTTTGTCCAGCGCGGTCCACAAAAGGAATTTCGCTTGATCTGTAGTGTCCAGTTACACCAGTAAGGCTACAATCAAAAAGGGTACGGCATATGATCTTCATTCTGTGAGTATTTAATGCCAAAAAGAAACCCTGGAGTTTTTACTTCCAGGGTCGGTGTGGTCAACTAAACTGATTACAGGTTAGTGAAGCTGGCTGTGGCACTCACGTTGGCAGTTGGAATACCAATGTTCAAGCCACCAGTTGCGTTGGCTGTTTGAGCCGCTGCAACCAAAGTTGTTGTAGTGTAAGCACCACTTGGATAGATAGCCAAGCTGATTGTACCAGCTGTAGCACCTGCTTGGTAAATTGCGATTGTACCAAGTTGTTGAATCGAAGTCAACACGTTGTTCAAGTAACCGTTAACGTTACCAGCGTTGGTCAACGCGGTGTTAGCTGTCAAAGTGAAGAAGTCAAGTTTTGGACCTTGGATCTGAACTGGACCTTGAGCTGCTACGTTAGCTGTTCCTGCGATGGAACCGTTTGCCACGTCCAGTGCAAATACTGGTTGTGTAGTTCCGTTTACTTTTGTAAATACTGCCATGATAAATTTCCTTTAAGTTAGTGGTCTCTATGGACCTGCTTTTAT